ATCTTTAAAATAAACTTCTTTGTGATAATCTGTATTATCTCTTTCTGTTTGAATTAAAGATTCATCTTTTACTTTGTACCATCTTACTATGCTGTCTTGAGGTCCCCAAGTAAAATTTATGTTTGATGAATTATTTAAAGTGGGAGCGTCATTGTGCATAGGTAAACCACCGCCATTAGGTCCATTGTAAAATGCTTCACAAACATTTGAAGGTTTTAAGCCATATTCTTTTAGCCAATCCACAAACCTTTCATCCCAATGTTCTCTTGTAGCACACCATTCATGCCAATTTTCGCCACGCATATTTTCAGGCTTTGCTTTGAAACAATCTGGAAACTTATGCTCAAACGGCAATTTTACATAACGGTGATATATGTTTTTATTCATATGTGACTTCCTTGAATATATTTAATGCTTTTTCAAACTGTAAATGGGTATAATCTTTATTAAGTAAAAAATAGCACAATGACCAACGTCCATGTGTGGGATCTGGATTATATGTAGAATGCAGTTGACCAACGTTTATCAAACTGGGCTGATTAATAACCTTTTCATGCATCATATCACAATCCTGTTCACTTTCACAAATTAATTCACGATGCTGATTGTTTTCATCAAAGTGATCCACAATGTCTGGATTTACTATTTCTGTTATGTGTGAACTGTCAGTGATGTCTGTTTTACACAATGATTCATCTTTTACACGCCACCACCTTGTGGTGCTGGTATCAGGACCCCATGTAAAATTAATTTTTGTTGCATTGGTTATTGTACTTGTATCGTTGTGTATGTGTACCTTTCCTTTGTTAGGAGGTGTATAGATACCTTCAGTTACATTGGATACAACTACATCAAAGGATTCAATCCAGTTGATAACTGCTTGATCAATATCTGTTTTAGGAACAAATATAACTTCTGACTGCGAGGGTTGATGTGAAAAGCAACTAGGCTTTCTGTGGTCAACTGGTATTTTTACATATCGATGATACATTTTAATAGTTGGATAAATGGTCTATGCCCAACTGCTTTCTGAATTTATCTGTAAACACACAGTCAATCCGTAAGCCGTATTCTTGTTCGTTGCTGACATCACCACCATGCCAATCTTGATCGTTCCAAAATGCCGCATTGGCATTGATGTAAGTTTTATTTTTTGCTTCAGGATCCCATATATAGAATCCTCTTTTTGTGCTGTATCTAATGTGTATGAATTCATTACGGTGATCAGTGTATCCTTGACTGTCGCCGTGTTTACCATCTAGATCTCTATGTTCAAATGGCTTGCCATCGTGTTCACAATGAAAAAATATCACTCTACCGATACTTTCTATTACACCAGTGTTCACTAATTCTTTAATCCAAGCCACTACACCAGGAAAATATTTTGCTTCTTCTGTAATATGTCTTTCTGTGTTCCTGTGATCCCAATCTCCTTCTTCCCATAAAAAATAATATATGTAAGGATCATTGGCACCTAACACTGCTTTTAAATATCTTGTAAATTGATTTCTTGTTTTGTAATCTTTTATATTAGAATACAAATCGTCGCCATTTTTTCTAATTGGATGATCTTCTGGCAGTGCTTTGTATTCTTCTAGTGCTTGATAAATTGGTTTCCAATTCAAAGTATAACTCATGTCTTTGGTATCAAAACCAGGAGACATCCATGTACCTTCTTTGGCATATTCACGAGCAAGAGCAAAACCTCTACACATTTCTGTATGCAGTTGTTGAAAACCTTCTATGTCTATGTGTTCGTCTAAATTGATATATGGACGACCGCCAATTCCTCTAATCATCAAAGTATTTACTTTTAAATACAGTATAGATATTTTATTATGGCTTTTAAATTGGTACCATATTCAGACAAGTTAAATCTTGAAACGTTTTATAATACAGCCGACCAAAAAGGATTTGTCAACAATTCAACCAAAAAAATGTTGGTAGATTCGTTATCTAAAGAAGATAGATATCAGGTTTGGATGTTGTTGTGGAATGGCAAGGTGATCGGATCCACTGCGGCACATTCGTTTCCAGAAATGGGTCCTGACAGTTATCGTATTGCTTGTCGCATATGTACATTTACAGATGAATTGCCAAAAGATTACCAAATGGTTCGTACTCGTGAAACTATAAAAACACATCAAACAACTACCCAACAATTTTTTCAACCAGCAGGAATAATGTGGGCAGGCTTTAATAAAAACTATTATGTAACAACAAATGAAAATGCAGAAGGCACACAACGTCTAGTGCATTCAATTGTTGCTCCAACTTTAGAAAGCACAGGTGTTTATACCAAAGTTAAAGAATTAAATTATAGAGGCACACAACAAACAGTATGGCGTGTGAATGCTGATGTATATTTCAAACAACTACAACAAGTAAAGGCTTGGCCCACTTATGGATAATTTTAAATATTATTACAACAATGTGCCTGGCAAGGGTTTGTGTAGAAACAATTTAATCTATACTAGTTTGATAAACGAAGATGCTACGGAATTTTGTATGTGGTTTCATAATGATTCTGAATATCATAAAGGTCACAATGAAGTTGTTGATCCTAAATTAATGGAAATGAAATACATAAGAGAAAAAGATTTTTTACTAACATTAGATGTAGATTATAAAAACTTAATACCAAGACTAACAAAAATTGATTCCGACGAACAAAAAATATATTTTGAAATACAGGGTGTTGATTTTTGGGAACAAAGTCATGGAAAAACGTATGAAGATGTATTACCCGATTGGCAAGAACAAATGCTGTATATAATGGAAACACACAAAAAACTAGGCATTTACAAATACAGTCTTCATCCTAGCAGTTATTTTATAATTGATGGAAAATTAAAAAATGTCAATTACTTCTTTGCATACAATCAAACAGAGTCAGCAATCACAGTAAAAGAACATATGAGTCATATATCCAAAGAAAGACAAGCATCGTTGTTGCCAAAAATGAAAGAACTGGATATCCAAGAAAATAAAACATATTCATTCGATAAACTTCAAGTATTGTGTTTAGAAAGTTTCAGAAATGTATATCCAGAATCATTTATAAACAAAGCAATTTCTATCTATAAGTAATACTATGCAAGATACAAAAACAATCAGTCTATGTCATATATGTTATAGACACTGCGAAGCAGAAAGAGTTACTAAAGAAGATGGTATACATCTTATAAAAACTTGTCCAGAACATGGCGTAAGTGATTATCTTGTAGAAACTAACAAAGAATTTTATGATAATTTAACATATGATAAATCAGGTTATTCTATTCCACAAGGAATTATGGTGGAAGTCACAGACAAATGTAATTTAAATTGTCCGCACTGCTATCATAAACCAGACAACAAAACCACAGATAAACCCATAGAACAAATACTATGGCAAATAGAAAATAGATTTTCAGCAGATGCAGGTGCTGTGATATTGGCAGGTGCAGAACCTACTGTGCGTAAAGACTTGCCAGAACTTATAAAACAAATTAAAGCACTATTGAAAAAATTGAATAGACCTGAAGATGTTTGTATATTGACAAATGGTGTAAAATTATCTGATAAAAAATGGGTAAAAGAAATTGCTGAAGCAGGCACTAGAATGGTTATGATTGGAATGAATCACCACTCTTATCAAGGTAAAAAAGTACACGAAAAACAATTAAAAGGAATTGAAAATTGTATTGCTGAAGGCATCTTTGTTTATTATGTAGGATATACATTAGAAAATTTAGAACACATGGAAGAAGTGTTAGAAGAAATACAGTCATTAGGCAACAAAGCATGGCAGTATAGAATTAGAGCAGGCTCTGATATAGGAAGATCACCTGATGAACCTCAGTTCTTTTTAAGTGACCATGTGCAATTAATAAAAGATATTTGTGATCGTAAAGGGTGGACTTGGGAAAAAGAACCAGCAGATGATAATCTTTATCACTATATGGTAAAAATAAATGGAATTACTCATAGAATAATACAATGGAGTGATCCTAAAACTATAGACATGGAACAATTACAGTGTGGTCCTTGGTGTGATTTTGTACCAGGAAAACCTGTTACTAATTTTCTACATCAAATTATGTTGAGAGATGCTGTGGTAAATGAAGGTTATAATTTACACGACACAGTGCCTAATCAATATTTGTTCCAGCCTGAGCAAGTTGATTATGCTGTTACAGAATGGACTTGGAAAAGTTGGGACGAATCAAAAGTAAAACAGAAAAAATCTATTTAGGTTTATAATTTAATTGTGTGGCATCTATTGTTACACTTTGAAAATACATTGTTTCACATAGTAACATTTTAATAATCCACTTGGAAAGTTCATTGGGATCGATTTTATTGCCTTCCATGTACTCGCTGATTTGTGTATCTGTACATCCTAATATAACATTAAGGATATGCGGACCATATACATTGATACGTTTTTCCACAATTTTATTTTGTTCTTTTTTGGCATTGCCATATTTTTCCATGAAGTCGTTTGTGTCGGATTCGTTATAGCAGGATTTAGAACTTAGATTTAAAATTTTTTTATCTTTATTGCCTTCCCAGAGTTGAATCATTGCTTTAAGCATTTCAGTTTGTCCATCAAACTGTTCAGGTTCTGTCATTGGTAAATCACCATCGGGCCAAGCACAATTAATGAATACATCTGCTTGTTTGGATTCTTCTATAATAACTTGTCTGGATTCTGGAGTGCTGATATCAAAGCCATTGCTTCTTGAATAACCTACAACGTCATGACCTTCCGCAACTAGGTCATCATGTAAACACTTGCCTATGCCTTTTGTGTGTCCTGTAATTCGGACTATCATTGGATTATATTAGGTTAGCCCAACCGCCGTTTTCGTAACCTTGGAATTTATTATCTGTTGAGTTGTATACAACCATACCGTTTGCTGGAGTAAGAGCATCTCTTTGGACAGTTGTTAATGAACCAAACTGTACGAAGCCTGATGTTTTAACGTTACCAACCACATCTAATTTTTCTGTTGGAGTTAATATGTTAACACCTAAATTACCATCTTTGTTTATTACAACTGTATTGTTTGTTGTACCACCATCTGGAGTTGTACCCATCACAATGTTTCCTGGTACTGCGCCAGCACCTACAGTTGCCTGTGAATCAACACCTGCTACAATAAAACTAGACTGTACATAGTTTGATCCATCATGACCATAATTTATGTAACCAAATAATGAATCGTCTGCTACACTTACAGTTGGAGTTACAATTGAACCTCTAGATGCGTATGATTCTATTGAGTTGAATGTGTTGGCATTACCTGCATCTGAATAAAGTCTTAATGCATTTCTGGCTGTGTGATCTGTGTTGAAAATTTCTAAACCAACACCTGCCACTGAACTGTTTGTACCTATTTGAATTCCGTTACCTGATAAAAGATTAATAACACTGCCATCAAAATCTAAAACACTGTTTGTAATTCTGTCTGAAGCACCATCTATTCTTAATGAGGCATCGTCAGCATTTACAGTACCTTTGTGAGTACCTGTTGAATTACCTGTTAAAGCACCTGCTACATTTCCTGTAACATTACCTGTTAGGTCCGCTGTTACTGTGCCTGCACCTACGTTAACAACTACTGTGGAATCTCCACTTACAATGTTACCATTAATTGATACTGCGTCTATGTGTGAAGCATCTACAGTTTGGAAAAAACCTGTTCTCCAATTAGCACTGCTTGTTCCAATATCTCTTGTGTTAGTTGCATCTGGAGTAAAATTACTAGCCACTGCTAGATATTGTGCAGATAGTGTTGTGTCTACTTGTACACCACCTACTGTAGAACCGTCTCCTACGAATAATTTCTTTGTATCTGTTGTGAATACTAATTCACCTGCTAAAGGTGTTATTCCACCTCTCTCTGCGTCTGTTCCACGTCTAATTTGTAATGCCATTTGTAATATGCTCCTAACGTATATTATAGTGTATTTATTCCGCTTTGAAGATTGCTGGAGTTACTATTTCCGCTTTTTTAGGAAGGTTTTAGTACGTTTTGTAATATCTGCTTTAACCTTGTTAGTATCTATCCTAAAATCAACGTTTTTGATGTCGTTTCCATAGTGTTGAAACAATTCTTTGATATTCTTCTCTAACTCTTTGTTGGTCAACTTCTGACGGTTCTTTTTAACACGTATTTCCCAATTCTTGCCATCTCTAAATTCTACTTTAATAGACAGCAAATATTCAATTGGTATTGACTCAATATGTAGGTCCGAAAATACTTCGGGCCAGTGAGCCACTACTTCCTTAGGCAATTGTTTTTTACGGAATTTGACCACGCCAGACACTATGCTTTACTTAGACTTTTTCTTTGTAGTTGGTGCAAGTTCTTCTGCTTCAGCACGTAATCTTGCCGCCTCTTTGTACAAACGATCAGCATCACTTCTTAAGTTAGACGCTAATTTCTCATCTGTTAAAGGTTGCTCTTTACTTGCTGATGACATCTGACTTTCTGCAACTTTAGCCGGAGCCGTCGTATTTGATGGCGTCACTGCTAAATCTTCAATTGACACACCTCTTTGTTCAGCGATGATTTTGTTTAATTCATCTAATTGAACAGAGTCAGTTGTGTTTGGTGTCATTTCAACTGTATCAGTTGGAACCTTTTTCATGAATCCACCTGTGTGAAATTTAGTTAACATAACTTGACTGTCAGGAGTCATGTTTCTTTGTAACACTTCAAACAATTCAAATGAAGTTTGTCCTTCATTGCTTTCAACAACTTTAATTAAAGCGTCATGATCCAATGGATCTAGTTTCGCTGTTTCAATTACAACTGCTGATTTTGAGTCACCTGGAATTGTTCTATAAGCAACAACAACTTTTTTGTTAGTTCCTTTTAGTCTTCCTACGTGTTTTATATCGGCCATTATTTTGCCTCCGCTGGTTTATCACCTTCTGGTGTTTTATTGGCATCTTTTTGAGACTGTTCAACAATCTTTAAAAATGCTTCTAGTTTATTATAAGTTGCACCCACCATTGCCATTTCGTTGGCTTTGAATGCTCCTCTTTGACTTGCAACGTCGATAATTTGTTTAAGGACGTTTAAGTCTTGAACAGTAAGTTCTGCTCCAGCACCTGCTTGAACTTTTGGTGCCGCACCTGCTACATCTTTTCCAACTACTTGATCTTGAGTTGGAGTTGTGGCAGTTTTTGTTTGGTTTGTATCTGTCATTTTAAAATGCTCCTTTATTTTTGTATACAGAAGTATTTAATAACGTTTAATGAATGGGCAACTAAGATTGAATATTGAAAGTTCTTTTGGATTTTCGAAGCCTACCAAAATTTGGTTTGATATTTTTCCGTTTACATCTACATCTAAATGTTTACCAATATAAAATCTTCCTTTTAAATTTTCTAAAATCCATTTTTCTAAAAGTTCTTGGTTATCATTCCAATCGAAATTTAATTTTAGATATTCTAAACCTTTGGGTTTTTTGGTAAACTGTCTACAGTTGAAATAATTTAACGGGTTTATTTGATTAGTTTTTGAAAACATTATTCATAATGAACAGTAGTACCAAAAGGTGCTTCCATGTTCTTATCGTGGTGACCATTTATAACAAATACAGTATCGCAATAATCTTCTTCACCCCAACCATCCCATGTATATCCATCTGTAAACATTATGAATTTTTTAGGAACAATGTCGTTTTCTTTCATGTATTCCCAATTAGCCTGAAAATCTGTACCACCACCACCAGCAATCTTGTACGAATCTAACGACTCACCAGATGCATTGTAGTCTTGTTCATTGTGTACATCAGTGTCGAAACACCATATTTTAATATTGTAATCTTTGTATTGATCCATAATACTCTGTACTTCACCTAAGAAATCTTCAACCTGTTGATTCATAATAGATCCTGATGTATCAATTGCAATACAAATATCTATTGTGTCATCGTAATTTGTTCCTGGAAGTATTACTCCTGAATGCCAACCTTTTCTACTAGGTCTTGCGAATGTGTAATCATTTTTAATTACACTTTGAATCTGTTGTTGTAATAACTCTCTCCAGTTCATTTTAGGCTCTGTGAACTCTTTAATAATTCTTTCAATCTCTGCAGGACAATTACCAGCACCTGCCGCCTGTGCCGCCGACATCATGCTTTCTTTAATTTCATTTTTAATCTGTTCCATTTCTTCTTTTGAATATGTAGGACCTTTCTTCTTATTCTTATTGTCCTTGTCATCTTGTCCACCACCACCTGTGCTTTCGCCTTTTTCCCAATCAATGTGTTCGTCTAACAGTTTACCTAACTGTTCCATTTGCTCTTTACCTTTTTTGTAAATGTCATCATACACTGCTTCAGAAGACCAACCATCGTATTTCCAATCTTGGAATATTTGTACTGCTTTTGGTTTGTCACCAATATTATCTCTAACCAAAGTATTGTTCACAATGTAATCACAAGCAATATTATGAAGTTGTGGATCTCTGTCTTCTCTTCTTGTCATATGATCAAATACACAATGAAGTATTTCGTGTGCTATAACGAATTCAATTTCTTTAGATGTCATCTTGCTGAAAAACTCTGTGTTAAAAAATAAGTTTCTACCATCAGTTGCGGCAGTTGGACACCACTCATCACACTCTTTAATCTGTAATCTTGTAGCCATGTTACCAAAAAACGGATGTCTTAATAACAGTCCTACTCTAGCAACCACAATTTTATCAATAACTTCTGCTCTAAGGTGTTTTAACTCTTCTGGACTTAATTCTTTTTTTTCTATCTCTAAAGTGTCTGTGTTCATAATACTATTATACTTTCTTTTGGTAAATTAGTCAACTCTTTTTTGGTATAGGGCACCGGTAAAAAGTGCCCTATATTCAACACTATTATTTGATGCTTTGAGCGGCAGTAATATATTTGCCGTATTTTTCGTGGAATTCATCAAAACATTTGACTGCATCAGGATCAATCGGTAATTGATACTGAGTTAATGCCATCTTGATACCCATAACAACAAGTTCTGTATCAAAATTATCCATCATAAATCTAAGAAATTTATTAACTTTGTCATTAAACTTCTTATCTTTTTTGTCATTTGCTTCTTTGAGTTCATAACATAGTGAAACCGTAAGCGAGTACATTGCTGATATTTCTTTCGATTTCAGTTCTGTTATTTTACCTTCAAGTATGTCTGAAGGATTAGGTAACTGTGAAGCCACCTTTCTGTGAGCCATGAACTTAACTGCAAGTCCTTCACCCACTGCACCACTGACCAAGTCAGTTATAGTGTTTTCATCTAAATCATCTGAAAGTAATTCACTCACAAATGACCAAGATCTCGGAGTAGCAAACGACCTACTTGGTGATTTAGGATCAAAGTCGTATAGGTCCTTCTTGCTAAAAGTTAGATATCCAACAACGTCTTTGTTCACATTGTTAGCCACTGACCATTCAAACCAGTCTTCAAACTCTGCTTTCATTTCTAAGTGGATAAATCTGTTTGCCAACGGAGCAGGCATTCTGTATACAACACCTTTGTCTGCCTCTCTGTTACCAGCCGCTACAATCAATACATTGTCAGGCAATTCATATTGACCTACTCTTCTGTTTAATATAAGTTGATAAGCCGCCGCCTGTACTGAAGGTGCCGCAGAATTCATCTCATCTAAAAACAATATCATATGCTTATGTTTTTTAGCCAATGCCTGTGTAGGCAATTCTGACGGACTTGCCCAAGTCATATTGTTTTCTTTAGAATTGTAATAAGGAATACCTTTAATATCTGTAGGCTCCCATAAACTTAATCTAATATCAATTACTTTGGCATTGATATCTTTACCAATTTGGTGAATAACATCTGATTTACCAATACCTGGGCCGCCCCATAAAAATATTGGTCTTTTGATTTTTAATGCGTGTAAGATACTTGCTTTTGCTTTATTAGGCGAAAGTTGTCTGCTTGTAAGACCAGCATCTTGTGTTTTACTTTGTTTTACCATTTTGTACTCCTCGTTAATTTGTTGTTATACTTAATAATACATTCTGGTAGTTCAAAAGTCAACCGCGAAGAAGTCAAGGTTTATGCGGGTTCTAGCGTCTGTGGATAACTTATTCTGATGTTTCTAGCCTAGAAAGTGCTTTATTGATACCATATTTTCGAATATCTCCAGAAAACAGCATTAATTCCATTGCTTTCTTTTCGTTGGTAACAATTACACCATCATCTGCTAGGTAGTAAGGACAGTTTATATATTTGTCTAGGAATATTATAGTTTGAGTGGTAAGATTAAAATCAATAGGAAATGGTACATCATATGTTTGTAGTTGTAACTTTTCTTTAATAAACTCCAAACCAGCATCAGTCAATCGTAAACCTCCTGAACCTTTGTCCCTAGTGTTCTTCCACCAAGTTGGCATATACTCTTTTAGAGTGTTTTCGCTGATACCTATTTCAGCCTGTTTTAAGAATATTTTGGTGTAGGTTTCTTTCCAGTTCATTTTTCACTGACAGTTTCACCCTGGGTCAATTTGACCACCGTGAAGTCTTCAGTGTTGAACATGGTGTTCAATTTCTTCGCTAGATTGAATGCGTGTCCAGGATTTGAAAACGATACTTTTTTGTATTTTGGACCCGGGTAGTTATTCAGCATATTTGCTGATTTTAAATTGAATGGTTTTTGTTTGTAGAATACTGCCCATATACCTTCAGCCGCAAGTACCTGTTCGCTCTTGTAAGATTTGCGATCAGTGAATTCCAGTAAAATAGTCGGTTTAGGTCTACTCATGTTATATGAGTATTTATCTATTTTATGGTAGTATTAAAGATTACCGCCGTCTACTTTTATTTCGATTGCTTCGGCTTCAGTGGTAGTTTTTTGTGTCATTAGACCCTCATAGTTACCCGCTAAACGGGCCAACACTGTTGCTAGGCTATACGTGACTTGCTTGGCTGTGTTGATGTCTAAACGCACTTCTTTTTGGTTACTGAGGTCAGCACCTTTAACTTGTTGTATAAATTGTTGTAAACTGGCTGTGTTAATAGGTTCGTTTGTTGGCATTGCTTAACTCCGTTTTCATTTCTAATGATGTTCTAAATGGGCCTTTAAAAGGATAACTGTCCAATGTTAATAATTTAGGACAATAACTTCTTACCCAACCTTTTTCAAACTGAATAACATAGTATCCAGCACAATATAAACTTTTTGATTTTTTACTTTTATTAAACAAAGGTAATTTACGTTTTACATCAAACACCATATTATAAGGTTTAAACTTTGACGGATAATCATAAACTGAATTATCTTCATTTTCTTTTTCTTCTTTTGGAGCACTGATTGATGAACCCCACATCCATTCTCCATTAAAATTCTTTTGGAGTTGTTGTTGAGTGTCGAATATTCTAGTACCATCGGAACAACTAAACATATATCTTCTATCTTCTTGTCTACATATCGTTCCTACTTTTTCTCCATCAGATTCTAATATCCAGAATCTGTTCTCTAATATCGGCTTTGCAAAAAATTTATTTGTCATGCTGTCGCCTCCTCTTTAAGTTTATATTTTGCATTTAATGGTTCTGCATATGTTTGTGGGTATTCTGCAATTTTTTGCATATCCCATTTAGCACAAAATTTTATTAATTTTAATCCTACTTGTTCAACAGTTTTAGGTTTAACATTGTTGATAGTATCCTCAATCAATGTTCTTATTTCCTTAGGTTGTGCTGTCAAGTCACACAAGGTTACATTTCTTTGAAAGTCTTCCATAACTCTATGCTCGTCGCCGTTATGGTCAACCCAACGTTGTAGCATCATGTTATTCCAGTTGTATCCTTTAGAATCTCTGTCTTCGAATGCATCTTGTAAACCAACCTTCTTTTTAGTTCCTTTTGTTCTAACACCAGGATAAGCACTGAATACATTATCAGCAGTATCGCCTCTCATACATTTTTCAAACAATAACCATTGAGGATTAGGTGCAGGTTTTTCTTCTTTAGTCTTTTTATCTATTACTCTATTTCCTTTTGCGTCAAAATATCCTTCATGAGTGATTGTAGTTTCAGTTATGCCGTTATACTGACATACATTAGGAGCAATCAATTGAGCAAAGTCTCCATCTGTTGAAACAATAATATGATTATCATTTGGATGCGATTGAACCCAGCCTGCAATTAAATCATCTGCTTCAAGTTGAGGATTTTGAATAGCAGTGCAGTTTGTTTTTGTGTCTATAAATTCTTTGAAATTATCAAATGTTTCCCAAAATACTAAATCTTCTTCAACTTCTTTTTCTGTTCTGGCATCTCTAGCATTTTTTCTATTACGTTTATAAGGTTCATAAAAGTCTTTACGCCAACTTCTACCTTCCAAACAAAATACAACATGGTCACCTTTAAAATCTTGCCATACTTTACGGATACTGTTTAATGTAATATGTAGAGCCATTCCTATCTTAGAATCCAAATCACTCTGTATTGCGTGTTTGGCTCTAAAAAATGTATTGGCTGTGTCTACAATTATATAATTCATCAATCAATATCTACTCTAACTATGTGTTTTCTTAATTCTTTTACAAAGAACTCTAACTTATCAATCATACCGATTAGGTCTTTGTCCGTGATATACCTGCTACGTTCTTTAAGTCTATCATATTCTTTGATTGATATTTGCACCATAGGACCATAGTTGTCTTTATGTCCTACACTCTCGTTTTCCATAGAGGAATCCAGTGCTCTTTGTTTTTCGTCTGAGTCTGTCATTTTTATCTCCTTAACTTATTTCTGACTTATCGTCACTTAAATTTTTAGTATTAATGTATCCAGCACCTCTTGTTGGATCTAATCCTTCTTCTTGAAGAATGTTTTGGGCTATTGTTCTGAACCAACCATCTACTATTTGTTCATTTGTTTCGCCTTTATATCCTGCGTCCAACAATTTTTCAATGAATTCATTGTTCCAATCTAATTCAAAGAATCCATTTCTAATGTTTTCCTGATTAATTTTTGTATCTAACACAGCAACCCAAGGTTCTCCTTTTGCTGTTGCTTGTTCTTTTTCTTTCATTAATGCTTCTAACTTTGGATTTTTACTTGTTTCTTCAGAAGTTGTTTCTTTCTTCTTAACAAACTTGTCCTTTACTTGCTTAATTTTTTTAATTATGTCCATTTTTGTTCTCCATTTTGTCTTTGTTTATCTTATCAAGTCCCCCAGGCATTTCCGAATATGTCGACGTGTAGTCTTGGAGTGTATCTCCATCCTCTTGCCATTGCAAGTTCGGCGACTTTTTTTGTGTTGAGGATATATGTTTCTGATCTTCCTCCCAGTGGCATGACATAAACGGGAACGTTGATTCCCACTTGATTGTACTCGGCAACTGCTTTTGAAACTTCGTCAACATCGGAAGCATCAGCGACCACAAATTTGAAATACATTTCACTATTAGGAATCCCGTTATAAGACCTAGCAATCTCAGGTTTGATAGCAGTGTTCCAAGGCTCACCCGATACGGAAAGTTTCGGAGAGCAACTCCAAGTGACTTGGAATTTGTCTTGTTTTCTAAGATAGTCTTCAAAATCCTTGTGTAAAGTCTGCGTTGTATTTGTCTCGAAAGTAACATTTTTTAAATCCTTCATTCTTGGATGTTCAAATAATTCAATGTAAGTTCTTTGCCATCCCAACAAAGGCTCACCGCCTGTTAATATAAAGTGTACATCTTGTCCATTAGACATAGTCCACTTGCCTTCAGGAGTTAATGATAACACATGATCCACCACTTCGTCAACCGTCTTGTCCATCATAAACTTTTTGAACTCAGGGTATATACTGGCATAAGTGTCACAGCCTGTATGTACTATTGGCAAGTCTTCAAACTTTTCCACTTTGTCAGTAATCCCTGCGTCCAATAACTCTTTAACTTCCGGATTGTATTTTATTCCTTGTTTTAGTTTTTCTGCTCTATTTGGTTCTTTAGCCAAACCAAAATTCATACAACGAAAGTTACAACCGAATGTTCGTAAGAACACACTTGGTACTCCAACAAAACGTCCTTCGCCCTGTACAGAGTAAAATGCTTCTGAATATCTAAGTTTAGTCATGACCTTTCATGCTCATACAAATATCATAAAACTCTTTCTTAAGAGGAGCATGACTATCAAATGCACCTAGCATGATAGCAGTAGTCATATCAGATTCATGTTCTCTTACACCTCTGTGTGTCATACAATGATGTTCTGCTTTAACCATCACAGCCACATTAGGAGTCTTTGCATATTTTTGTAGTGCTTCAGCAATCTGTGTTGTCATTTCTTCTTGTATCTGAGGTCTTTCAGCAATATGATGAACTATTCTATTAAATTTAGATAATCCAATAACTTCTTTTTCTGGAAGAATACCTATCCAACATTTACCTACAATATTCTGAAAATGGTGAGCACAAGTTGATTTTATACTAACTGGACCACTTGTGTATAAACTTCTGTAACCCATATTAGGAAAAGAAGTAACTTTAGGCGGTTGTACAAATCTACCACCAAATATTTCTTTTATGTACATTTTAGCAACACGTCTTGCAGTTTCTTTTGTGTTGTGATCATTTTCAGTATCAATCACTAATGCATCAAGAACACCTCCAAAATTTTCTTCAACTTCTTTTTGAAGTTCTTCCAGTTCACCTTGCTCTATAAAATCAGCGATATTATCATTACTGTGAAATCTAATATCTTTTTCCTTAAGCCTTTGTCTTATTCGTTCTGATGCTTTCATTAATCCCTCTTGATATATTTTTCTAAAACTTCTAATTGATCATGATATTCAGCAATCACTTTTAATTCTTTTTCTATAGTTTCAAGAATGTCTCCGTGTTCACCAATTCCCACAGCCTTTTCCATATAGATTTGCACATTTGTTACGTGTTTTTCTATATGTCCTTTGGCGTGTGCCACCATTGCATCATATATATTTTGTCTACTTGCCATAGTTTTTTCTCCTCTGTTGTTACTATATTAACAAATTTTGTCCAATTTGTCAATGATTTGTTTAAGAACAATTTGGTTTCCTTCGGGAGTATAATGGTTAATCTCTCCTCTATGCTCGGGCCAAATATCTGTTAAATCTAATGTGTTTTTTTCACCAGCAAAATGGTTGCTAATGCTGAAATTATCTACTGCCAAATACGGTATTGTAATAAATCGATTTATTTCTTCACGTGTAATTTGGTAAAGGTCTTTTTGGTATTCGTCATCGTAATGATGATAAAACCAATTTTTTGCAGTTTTTAATCTAGGATTAAACCAATCAAATTTGTTTGCGATATCGGAATATATTAAATCGCAGTTTTCATGTAAACCTTGTTTGTGTACAGGATGTTTAGGTGTGTGTATTCTACTAGGACTGGTATGACACACAATCACGCAATCATAATTGTTAACCCAATAAGAATCATGAGCACTTACATTGTGTAATTGTTTCAGTATTTTGTATTCGCCTACACCAGCCTGAGCCACATTGTTTACAGCATGAGTTTCAGACAGTATAAGAGGCCAACCTATTCCTTCACCGTTGGGCCATTCACAACCAAAACTGTCGCCTGCTATTAGTATTCTTTTAGCCATTTCAAATATTCTGTTGCTATCAATTTATGATATTGATTGTTAAAATGTTCTTTGTCTTCAATAAAATAATCTTCTGCTTTATGTCCTAATGTATTTAGATGTTGTTCCACACTCTGGTTCGCTCTTTTCATGGTATCAATCTTACCAAAATAATCTGTATCACTGGGCCATACACCTCTGCTTCTAAAATTAAACACATACAACTTTGCGTTGTTTTCTGTACACATCTTATCCCACATATACATATTTTTTAAAAATTCTCTTTTTTCTATCACTGTATTGCATTCATAAAACAGTTTCACAGACATATAAGAATCTTTTCTTAAATCAGGTGACGTTAATCCATGCTCTGCTGAAAATCCAATGCTTGGTATCTTTTTATAATCATCTCCGACAGGCTTTTGTAATATTTGCACAGTGTTTCCTGCCACAGGTTGATCAGAAAATTTTCTAACATTTTCAGTTGACTCTGGATGTTCGTATGTAAATTGATCTAATGGATCTGCTTCATGTTTTAAATCAGGGTCGAAACTTAATTCTATTCTGTTCAACGGAGCCAAACATATAAACACTTCATCTATATCATTGTATTTAGAAAACATATTAGCCAACCAAGTTGTGTATAGATTATTTGTTGCACCAGGTTGTGCATAAATTACAATATCCTTGTTGTGTATTTCAGAATATTTTACTGCATAATTGTTTTCGTTCCAGAACGTAAAACTGCCAGGACCAATTTTTCCTTCAATGGTCTTATATCCTACTGTGTGGCTATCGCCTATAAAAAGTGTTCTACTCATTGTTTTACCTTTAAATCAAAGTTTGCAATACAACGTGGGCCGTTTTTAGGAATACCGCCTCCATGCTTTATTTTACCATCAAAGATAATTGCTCTACCTTTTCTTGGTTCAACTGATTTTATAATTTTTCCATCATTGTCAAAAAATACTGTATCACCATCAGCATCATTAATAAAATAAATCACAACCATGTGTTCAACTTCTATATCAATGTGAGGTGCATAATGTTTTAAATCTGTTTGGTGTGGCACTGTGATAAACACTCTTGCTAACATAATATTTTGCAATATTAAATCATTTACATTGCACAAAGCCTGAGCCACCATTCCGAAATTATCAAGATGTTTACTGATTGATGTATGTGATTTAAGCAAATGTACAAAACTTAATGGCGGTTGATTTGTTTCTTTAGCAGTTACTTCATATTTGCATTTAAAATTAACACTGGGATCAATAAACTCTTCACCCTTGCTTTTAACACCTAATGTAATTAACTCAAGATGATCTTGCAAATAAGCAGGTATTAGATCATCATAAACTTTGATAAATGGTTCATTATTCATTTTTTGTGTAATCCCCTTTGCCTGGTATAACATTCCTTACACCACCTTTGGGATTTTCACAATCACCTTTTTTCCTAGGAATAAGATGAACGTGTGGGTACATCACAGTTTGTCCTGCCGCTTCACCAACATTGATCCCAACATTGTATCCGTCAACAACACCTTTGGCAACATTGTCATTGCCTATTTTAATTGCAAGTTCAACACATCTAATAAGTCTTTCTTGTGTTGCTTCTTTAGGCACTATTAAAGAATGTCCTTCTGTAACTGGATATCCGTCATTGTACCACATCATATCTTTAAAATCATATACAACGTCAGTCCAAGGTGCTCTGCCATCTTCTCTTGCTTTTTCTAATGTGTCTACTTTTATCATTACCACTGTTCCCAAGGAAATACAATCCACTGCGGATTTTCCTCTTTGTTTATATTATAGCACCAATAATCTAATGTGTCAAACTTGCTTGGCTCATTGTGTATGATTGCGGCTGTTTTTACTCTATCTTCTCCACCAAAATTTTCACGAATGAATTTGAATGTATTACCAGAATCATTAATGTCGTCTATTATCAATATTTTTTTTTGAAATGCATAGGCTTTTTCTAGATTACGTAAATCTGGTTTTGCTTTATGATCTCTCAATCTAACATCTAATGCTTCATGTGGTATATGTAATCGATGACTCATATACACACCCGGAATACATCCACCTCTGTTAATACCCATAACAAGGTCAGGTTCAAATCCATCTTTACCCATTTGCTCACAGATTTTATCCATACCGTTTCGAATCTGTATCATTGTAAAATAAACTTTATTGTCCATTAATAGTTCTCCTCATCTGGGTTTTTAGAACAGTAATCTGTATAACAGATTCTCCAAACGTTCTTGAATTTTTCGTATGCTATTTGTAATGAAGGATAATCGTCACACACTTTATCTATAGTTTCTAAAGTTGGTACTGTGTCTTCAAAAGGTTTACCAGGTAAGTAATCTTTAAATGTCATATTTTCAAAACCTTTACCTGCATCTTCTCCAAAGTCTAGCGGTGCACTTCCTATCATACCTGAAGGTGTAACTCCCATAGGATCCATTTCGTAATTTATTGTAATACTTTCTGATGGACCTGCAATGCCTGGTGACAGAGAATCTTCACTAACACTCCATACTTCTTTAACTTCGTCTTTATCTTTTTTACTCGCCATATAAATTTAACTCCTCTATGATATATCTATTAAGTTCATGATCACCAACATTCGTTGGTACTTCATTTTTATAAAACAATTTATAACTGTCTGAACCGTATTTGCCTATGCCGTATAACTCTGTGGCATCATCACCGTTCCAACCGCTAAATTGTTGACTCATTCTGTATATTCTTTCTGCTTTCTTTTTTTGCATTCCTAATGGCTTGAGTATTTTCTCAAGATCAGAAATGTTTGCAGAACTGAGAAGTTCTGTGTGTGTTGCCCATTTTTTAAACAGTTTAGGCAGTACTGCTTTGACTTGTTTACGATTAGTTTGATTCAAGCAAATAACACCCACCATGTGTTGCCAAGTGTTTGAAACTTGTTGTTGCACCATCAAGTCTTCACGCATTAGTATAACTCTTCTACTTTGTCACAAATTTTAAGTCTCTTTGCTTCTTTGGCAGATAACCAAACGTCTTGCGGTGGAAGTAAAATTTCTCTTATCTGCTTCTCGCTCATACCAATACATTTTTTGTAGTGTTCAATCATTCTGTTTGTGCTCAATTCAAACTCTTTAACTCTTGCATACAGTTCATGTTCTTTTCCTGCACTGCCCCAACTGTATTGGTGTGATAGTATTGCAGTGTTGGGTGTTAATATTCTTGAGCCTTTTTTCCCTGCTATGAATAATAAAAATCCACACGAAGCAATTAATCCTAATCCCACAGTTTTAATTGGTATAGTACTTGCTTTCATTGTGTCAATTAATGCAAATGCGGCGTGAACATCGCCACCTGGTGAATTAATAATTAAAGTTAATTGTGGAAGTCTTGTTTCTGCTAGATTATGATTCATAATCCAAGTTAAACAATTTCTACAAGACTCCATTGTAATTTCTTCCATTAAAACATACACACCATTAGATGCTAGATGATTTTGTGGAACTGGTGTTGATAAACCTTTTTTAGCCATTTGATACTACTCCATATAGTTTGTTACCTGAAAAATATTGATTTTTCAGTTTTGTTTTTTGTTTTAAAACAGCAGGAGCATATTTCGAATAATTTTCCATATAGTCTTCAATCTTTGCCATTAACTGTTTTTTGTTTTTTCTGTAAGTTTCCATATTCTCGGTCCAATCACTTGGATATAAGAATTCATTTATTGCCATTTCTTTATAACTTAATCTATTAGGCATCATTGGAATAACTCCAAGTATAGCACCTTCATACCAACTGATACCTAATGTTTCCTGTAAATTAGCAGAGAACATTAATTTTGCTTGACCTAGTAAGTTGTGATATTCATTTTTAGTTAAAGGCTCTTCTTGACAAGTAACAAATTCATATTGTGGTAAAGAGTTTTTTAAATCTTGAAATATAGCAGGTTGTTTTTCAGGAGCCAATCTGTGTGGGAAAAGAATGATATTTTTCTTATCCATATTCTGATACATATCCAAAGTGTTTTCCATGTACTCCATGGGCCAACCTACTCTACATACCTTGTTACCTTTTGGAGCATTTAAACCTACATACTGTTCTGCTTTTGTAAATGTTTCACAGAATAAATCAATATGAAAGTCTGTGGCATAAAAATTATTATCAAACACATCAAACATTGCTTGTTCAGTGTTTCTAACCCAATCTGCACTTCCAATCAATCTGCCTAAAAAGTCTTGTGGATCATATGAACCGGCGTGCCACATACCACCTATTTTAATTTTTACTTTTAACAGTTCTGCCATATACTTCAATTGTAGTACTGTTGGATTCCATGCGTCTGTGTACAAGAAGTAATCGCCATCTTTTATTTTGCCATCGCAGAACAGTTTACCTATTTGTTGCATTTGATTGGCTTTGTAAACATTAGTACCACCAAAGTTTAAAAATGCTCCAGGTGTAGTTGCTTGTGGAGTATCGCCACCACTGATAGATACAACATCTGAATTAGTAGCACGTTTGAGTTGTTTAGGAAGATTGTACTTCCACTCTTTCGTGTACCTTGTGTCAACTGCTTCTAAATCTACAATATAAACTGTCATTTGTCTTTCATATTAAAAATAAAACTTAATCCGGCAAATGCTATGAATGACATAAAGCAAATGTCACTCAGCATTTCATTGCCATTGCCTGTCAATGGATGAGGCATAGTAATACTATACCCTATCAGACAAACAAAAGCAATAATGCCGAACACGTATGTCAAGGACTAGTCCTCAACATGGTAGATGGTCTCACTACCATTTTCACCATCTTCGCTAACGTTGATGATAATCTCTCTACCTGGATATCTTTTAGTAATTGTTTCATATAGATCATCACTTATCATTTCGCAAGATTTATAATCTAACTGTAAAGTTTTTTCTGCATACAGTTTTTCTAACCATCTTTTGAATTGAATAAATTCGATGTCTCGATCATCGTGAAATACTTCTATTTCTACTTTAAAATGAAATATATGTCTGTGAGGATATCCTAAAAATGATACATCATATTCATCACCTGTTGCTAACTTTGGATCATCCAATGCCGCAGGATATTTATGAATGCCTTCTTTTTTAAATGTTACCCATATAAATGTTTTTTTATTCATAATTAATTATAGCAATTTTATTCGTCTGTGTCAACGTCAATTACTGTGTCTCCCACATATTCTTTCCAATCTGTATAGTGCATATCTTTTGTAATTTCATTAAGATTTCTACTCCAAACACCCGTGTTTGAATGTCCCCACGTCACATCATCTATTTTAAGAGTAGCATTACCATTTACTTTGTAAATGTTTGGAATTTTGGCACTTATCATTGGAATAAACTTTTTATAACTCATTAATCCTGTTTGAGTAACTTGTTCCATATATTCTATACCAAAATCAAGAGTAATCCAAAAATCCTTATCTAACAATGATTTAATCATGTCATACCAAGGTTTTAAATCTTCTTCAGAATTAACAATGAAACTTTGACTTGTTCCGAAATATATGTGCTTTGCTTTGTGTTCAGTTGCCAATTTTTCAATTTCTTCAGCGGGTCTAACACCTACAACAAACAATGTCTGCCAACCTTTTGCTACTGTGTTTTCTATTTCTGTACCTGTGAAATATATTACCTGTTTCCTTTTTGCTGTGTCTAAAGCCATTCTATATATCCTCTGCTGTATCCTGGCATTCTTTGATTGCTTTCTTTAAAAGCATCTTGCCATTCAGTTTTTCTATCATATCCTTTGCTCCAAAATTTATCTATGTTCAATGCACCTTTTTCAACCATGTTCACTGCTGTCTTCATACATCTTTGAAAATCTTTTTGTCTAGGAGATGGAAATATAACAGTGACAGCATTCCATAACAGTTTGCTAAATGATGTTGTAATTTTATTTGTTTTTTCTGCACCTAGCACAATTAATCCTTCTGGTTTTATAATATCTCTTACAAACACTTCATCTCTAGTGTTTAAATCAATCACAATATCATAAGTGCCTTCAAAGTTATCTTTTAAACTCTTGCCCCAACGTTCTTTGTTGTGACTGCCTATTACATCTATTTGAAAGAAATAGTTGGCAGTTAAGTATTGATATACTACCCAAGATAAAAATCCACTACCTATAATGGCAATTCTGGCATCTTTGCTATTGCGTTTTTCAAATTGATGTTCGTCTTGCATTACTACATTCAAACCACAAGCAACTGGTTCTATGATGTATTTAGGGTCTGCTTCAGGAACACTAACATACGTTCCTTTATCAGCATTGTATTGATCAGCATAAGCAGGTTCACCTCTTGTTGCAACATAATCTCCTACGTCAATGTCTTTTACTTCACTGCCTATTTCTAATACTTCACCTAAACCTTCATGACCTTGCATACTCAAAGGAAGTGGACCAAAGTCACCGTTCATCATATCTACATCACTTCTACATACACCTGTATAGATGCTTTTTACTTTTATTTGATCAGGTTTAATATCAGGCACTTCAAATTCACCTTCTTTGAATTCACCTTTACCTTCAGTGTATAATATCTTTACTTTTGTCATTAATTTTTTCCTGTATGTATAAATCTTGTTCTAATTGATTGTTCCAGAAAACATCATCTTCTAGATGTATCAAACTATTTTTAATCATTTCTTCATATGCTTGTTCTGGACATAATCCTAAAGATATTGATTCTAAATGTGATTCTCCGTTTTTGTAAAAATGTATAGCCATGTCATCGTGTAAGTTATTTTTCCAATTAGCATACAGTATATAGGTTTTGTTACCATCTGTCAATTCCATAGTGGCTGAATCATCTACATCATAAACTCCATTTTCATTGACAACACCATAATCTGTGCCTGTACAATCCGACAAGTTCCATCTTTGCTCTGTGTGATACTTTTGAACTTTAAAATCTTGATACGTGTTTTTGTTTACAGACATCATTATACTCATTAAGTGAGGTAATAGATCTCTACTCACACCACCAAATGCTTTGCTCTTATCTGTAAACCATGTTCCAGGTCCTGGAATTCTATTTTTGTTTACCCAATTAATCTGTATCATATCACTTGCTTCACAATTTTCTGCTATCTGTTTGATATTGTTTCTCCACTGATTGTTCTTTGTCATCATAAATCTTGTTGACTTATTTAGGTTCGTAAGCAATCGCCAGTGATTAATTGTTTCTACACCTGGCTTCTCTACAAACACAATCTTTGTATGATCTGCTAATTTTAATGCTGTCTTGTAGTGTAAATGATTAGGTACACATACATGAGCAGTATCGAATGAGTTGTGAGCAGATATGGCTGTTGTAAGTTCTGTGAAGTCTGCATTAGAATCAGGATTTATATCCACAGTGATAACTTCATGTCCCATTCTTTTAAGAATGTTGACGTATAACTGTCCGAATCCTAATCCAACAACCAAACTTTTCATTGCTTATAGTGTTTCCTGCATTTTCTTTAACTGTGTTTTCAAAAACAGTTTCATTTTTTTAAACTTTAAAAGTAGTTGTTTGCCGTCCCATGATCTGTCATATGAACGTTCTGATTCCATTTGGTCTACTTTTCCTTTGTACCAGTGGTACTCTTTCTCGATTGCTTTTACTTTTTTACTTTTATTTGCCATTTTATGCCTCCTCAAATAGATTAGAAAACTGTGTACTTGCGTTCACAGTCTTTTTACCTGTTGCACCTCTAGTGCCAATAATTGACATCCAGAATCTTGAAAACTCTTCGATTACCATATTTGCCTCATCTCTACTGCTTGTGGCAAATATAGCATTTACAATATCTTTAAAAGCAATTCTATCAAATTTTTCTTCAACTAGCATTTTAGGATTTAAACCAGCATCATATTTTCTATTTGCTTCTTGTACTGCTGAAATATGCGTCCAAACATTGTGTGCCATTTGTAGTGTATAACTGAATGAATCCCAAGAAGTTTTACCTTCGTTACCCATTTTGTTTAAATCACCAGGCTTGTAACAAGTAATATCCTTCAGCATTAATCTTTTGCTGACTGCACTGTCTAAAAAATTATCAAAGATGCCTTTTTCTAATACAGCATCTCTAAACAATTTTGTTTCAGTTGAAAAATCTTTATTGTCAACACTTGGTTGCATTCTATAAGTCCATTTCTTTTTGTCTTCAATTTCAATGTCAGTGTATATCTGTCCGTTTGCACTTGCTAAAAAAGGTGAAGCACAATCAAATGTAATCATAAAGTTTGGATTGTGATACTTTCTAATTGCTCTTTGAACATCTGTTAGTAGCACTGCCCACTCTAATTTACTTGTACCTAAGAAGTGCATCACATCATGTACACCTTTTTCTAGTAAGCCGTCAAATCTCAAAGCCACTAGACGTTTCAATGCCAAATGTATATCACACATATTCTGACCACCCATTGCCCAACCATTAAAGTGTGTGCTAGGATGTATCTTTGGATCACAATAGTCTTTCATTTGTGTGTACCAATCGTCTGCTTGTTGGAAGTTTTCACCTTGCAGTACATTTAAAAACTTACAATTACCATTTCTATTTTTCATAAAATAGTCGTTATTAATTTTTGTACCATCAACTGCTTCTTGATATGAACTGATTTTACTTGCCGCCGCACCCGCAGGAGAACGAGATACCCAAGCAGGTATATCCAATATCATACCATAGTCCATATTACCATCCATAAACGCCAACACTTGTTCACGTTTCTTTTTAGCCTTAGGACAATTAGAATCTTTCCAATCACCTTCCCAAACACCTTTACCAATCTGGAAACCACCTGAATCGCCAAGTACCCAATTGTCTTTTCTGTCTCTATTTCTAATAATATCGTCTCTTACAGAAAAGTGATCCATATTCAAATCAGCATGACCCGCCGAATATAAATGCCACTTGTAATAGAAATAAGTGTCTTTGGAACTCATATAATTCATTCCTTCAACACCATGTTCAAAGTTTTGAGGTACTCTTTCAGGTTTTATGTAGTCTTCTTGATGTCTTGCTTTACCAAGATCCCTAGCATAAAAACTGCTTAATGCAGGAAGAAAAGTTGCATAGTCTTTCTGCTTTTCAGTTAGATTATCAGTTGGTATCTTCTTATCCATATACTACTTTGTTTGTGCAGGCAATATGTAATTGTATTCACCAATTCCACTATCTACTGTAATCTGCATTGCTCCTTGATCAGAAATACTCATTTTAACTTTCCCATCAAGACTTAAAATACTGATTACTTGTTGTATCGGCCAACTCCAAGTGTTTTTTAATTCACCTGTTATATCAGATTGAAATACAAATGATCCTGCGTGTGAATTAGCATCACCAAAATAAAACATCAATGTATTATTTTCTGTCTTCACAGTAAACACAGTTTCTTCAACGTGTGCCGCCGCCTGTAATTTTAATCTTTGTATTGCCGCAAGTTTAGGTTCAAAATCAATATCCCAATTAGATCCTTTAAATTTAACAGATTTTAATTTTTCATTAATAATTTCAGTACTCATAAATCTGTAATCATTTTTAAAATCACCACCTGCATTTTCAAAGTGAATATGCGTTGGAATAGTTTTGCCATTTCTCTCTGCTGACTTAACTTCGATCTTTGCTTCTTTTTGATACTCTGGACATTTCAAGTGCAAAGCCAATTTGTCTAAATTAGGCATACCAAATACACCATCAAATTCATTTACTTTATTATTTGTGTTTGCTGAAAGAATAACTGATCTGTCTTCAGCCATACTTTCTATTTTTGTTTGTTCTTCATTGCTTACTTTTACAAGGCTAAGAAATCCTAGCGAATGTGTATGTGCAACGATGTCTTGTAAGATGTCTTTCATATTATTATTCTCCTGTTTATTACATTATATTTAGGTTTTGACGAAAAGTCAATGACTAATTGTTCCATCTTGATTTCACTCCAAAATGTTTATAAGCCTTCTGCACACTTTTGGCTTGAAAATAACAATCAGCCAATGCGTTGTGTAGTGACATTTGTATGTCTTTTCTTGGATCTTTTGGTAACATATTGAATAGAGTTCTTGAATCTCTAATTTGCCAATAGTTCCATGGGACTGGTTGTCCCAATTGAGCATACAAATTCTGTAATATGGCGTAATCAAAAAGTGGACCTTGGCACCATAATTCGTCTATGCCTACACACCATTTGTTTAATTGTTTTACCATACTGTTTAATGAAACTCTATCTTCATCTCCTAGTGCTTCATCTCTAATTTTTTCATCTTGTCGACCCCACCATTCTAAAGTGCCTTCATCAACGTGTCGACTTAATTCACTTTGTTCATCTACATCTACTCGTAGGTACAATCCTGCGTGTGGTTCTGAATCTGTATAAGGATCAAACTTTATAGCACCCAATGTCAATACAGTAGCATCTGGTCTGGTGCTTAATGTTTCTAAATCTATCATTCCGTGTATAGCCATCTATCCTCCAAAATCAAATAGGTTGTTAAATGTATTTTTGCTTTCAGTTGACTTGATATCCCAACCTAATACTCCAAGCAAGTTGCCTAATTTGTTATCAATTATTGTGCTTTCCATTGTAGCATCATCAAATGGCAATTCTTTAAACCATTGTGGAATATGCAATTCGTCTACAGGATATGCAACACTAGTAAAGTCCAATGGATTCTTTTTCAATTTACATACAATTACTTTCATGCCATCCATAATTTCTTGTGAATACTTGTCGCTGTTCATACGTTTAAGTGTGTTCCAGTTGATACTTGCTCTAACGTGTCCAGGCATATTTGCTTTACCTTGACGTGCTTCTTTTTTAGCATATTCGCCTATGTTGTTTGCTCTACGTGGAGATCCTTTCTCCCAGCCAGGTCTAGTTTTAAACTCATTTCTGAATTGTGTGATTTTATCCAACACTTGTTCTTCTGTGTTATTGTTCAGCACCATTAATAATAATTCAGATAAAAAACTTTGAATATAAACAGGAGTATCTGATCTTTTTAAATCTAGTCCCATTGCTTTAATTTTTCCACTTTTGCCTTCTTGATCAGTTCTAAATCCTTCTAGGTCATATATCAATATGGCATATCTTTTCTTTGTAATAAACAAACCTGATGTTGCCACACTTTCTCTACCTGCTTGAATAACTTCTGCTCTTGATCTCATACAATGAAATGCTTGTCCCATAAACTTTTTAAATGAATTGTTCACTTCACCTGCCACTTGATCATACAATTTTACAACACTTTCTTTAGTCCAAGGAATTTTTCCTTCGTCTATTTCTTTTTTCAATACTTCATATGCTGAAAAGTATGCTGAATCTGTATCACCATATATCATTGCTTTACCAACATGGTTGTATTCACCTGTTATCACTTCATTGATCTTGGATGCCATGTGTTTAGATATCTGTCTACCTGACAGTGTAGTTGATTGTCCAATACGTTTATCAAAGAATCTACAACCAGGATTAAGAATAGCACCATACAAACTGTTTAGGTTAATCTTTTTAACAAGTTGTCTTTTATCCCAGAATTCTATTTCTGCATCGTTTTTTGCTTCTTTGGCTTTCTTCAACATAGCCTGCATATCTTTTCTTTCTTTATACCAACGTGCAAGTAGTCCAGGTATTACACCTTCAAACTCGCTTGTAAATATTGTTCCGTTTGCACTTATCATCATTGGATTGTTACTTTCGAATATCATTTTGTAAATTTCAGCACCACTCATAACATCTGATTTGCCATCTTCCCAGTCTACATTAATACTGATATCTTTTCTTTTCTCCATTACAGCATCATACTCTAATGATCCAAAATGGTTTTCCCATGCACCAGCAAATGATTTTTTTTGCAATGTCATTTGTTCTTCAATATAGTCATCTGTGTATGTTGGTCTCAGTTGTCCCATTACACATTCAGGAGCCATGTTCAAGGCTCTAATTACAGAAGGATATAGTGAATTAATATCCATTGATCCTATCCAACTATGTAATCCTTTTCTTGGATATGCCACATAAGCACCTGCGGCAGTTGTTGAATTTTCATCTCTCTTTGGTCTGTTGGGTACTTGTACTCCTCGTCTGTGTGCTTCATTTATAATTGCTTGTTCTGTAACTGCAACTGCTCCTAGAGTAGTTTGAAGTAATACTGTATTGGCGTGTGCCAGTTCATTTGATAGTGCTATAAATTTTAACTTTTGATCCATTTTATCCAACAGTGCAACGTCTTGTCTGTTGTATTCTATAAATGTTCTGAAGTCTTGATTGTAAAGTTGATCCAAACTGCCTTCATACACAGTTTTCTTTTCACCTATTTCATGTTCACCAATAGCATCTAGTCTATAAGAATGTCTTTCTTCATATGTGTATTTTCTGTAAAGTTCTAGTGAATCTAAATGCACTCTACCAACCAAGTCATATGTTTCTTGTTCTCTACCATATCTTTCAAAAGTTCTTTTCTTAGGCATTTGTTTCCACAAACACAAACGTCTTGTGTCATCTTTGCTCATTACTTTTTTAATTCTGTTTATGATGTATGGTAAGTCATAACCTTCTGAATTCCATCCTGATATTACATCAGCATCTTCAATGATATCTAAAAATGCTTTGAGCATATCTGCTTCGTCTTTGTAAAGATACACATTGTCTATGCCTTTTGTAAGTTCTTTGGCTTCTGTTATGTCCATTGTTTTAGGTGGTATAGCAAACGTAACCATAGTGCCTAGCCATTGTAATGAAACTGTGATTGCTGTGATTGGCATGAAAGGATCGCTGGGTTGACTAAATCCTTTTTCAGGATCAAAGTCTGCTTCAATATCAAAAAATGCTATATTCAAATCAGGTGCATCTTGATTCAAATAGTTTTCACTTAAACATTGATAGATAGGATTTATATCTGATTCGAATAATGTTTTGTTTCTATTAATTGCAAGTTCTTTATGAAAATCTTTTGTGTTCTTGGAAACAATTCTACTTAAAGGTTTGCCTGTGGTACTTTTAAACTTGCCGCCTGGATCTTCATGATAGAATGTATATTTGATTGGATATTCTTTGAATATTCTTTCTTTGTTTTGTCGTTCAACAACTCTTATGATATCAGAATTTCTGTCAAAGTATCCGTCTATGTAACTCATTTGTTCTCCTTTTTGTCATTTGTGGCTGACAAAATACCAAATAATCACTTGTGGCTGATTGAGCCTAACGCAAATAATATAACAGTATACCACCTAAACCGGTAATTGTCAATACTAAATTTGTTGTTATTAGTGCAGGTTCTTTCCAAATTAATGAAACAATTAACCAAACTACTCCGCCCATTGCTAAAAGTATTGGTCCTATTGGATAAAGTTCTGGAAAACCTGCGTTAACGAACGTTCCTACAATTAAAGTAAATGTAGCAATCCATTTTAAAGTTTGATCAATTTTTTTCATATCTGTCAAATACTCTGTTGATTACATTGTTCACTCTAACAAAGTGTGCCGCTTTTGGCATATCTTTAATTCTTCTTGCTCCAATGTAAGTACAAGTGCTTCTTACTCCACCTAATATTTGTTCAACAGTCTCTCTGACTGGGCCTTTATCTTCTAGTGTTACTGTTTTGCCTTCTACGCCTCTGTATCCGTCTTTTCTTTGTCCGTGTGTGTTTAATGCTGTCTGTGAAGCCATGCCATAAAACACCCTTTTACCATCTTTTAACTCTAATTCTGATTCATCATGTCCTGCTAACATTCCACCTAGCATAACAAAATGTGCACCACCGCTTAATGCTTTTGCAACATCACCTGGTTGTGTGCAACCTCCGTCTGCAATAATATGACCACCAACACCATTTGCGGCATCTGAACATTCCATAATTGCTGAAAACTGTGGAACGCCAACTCCTGTTTGTGTTCTTGTAGTACATACACTGCCTGGACCTATACCAACTTTAACAATGTCAGCACCTTTTATAATTAATTCTTCAGTCATGTTTGGCGTCACAACATTGCCAGCAATGATTATTTTTTCTGGATATTCTTCTCTAATTTTTGTTACAAAGTCTACAAATGATTCATGATAAGCATTCGCAACATCAATTGTTATACAAGGTATATCAGGAAATGATGACATCACTTGTTTTAATGTTTGGTAATCTGTAGCATCTTCGTTGTGTATTGCTCCAGTGCCTACACAGGCAGAAACATATTTAAATTTAAGTCCTGTGCCTGCCGCCTGCTTCCAATCATCTAATGTATAATGCTTTCTGATTACTGTAAGCATTTTATATTCTTGTAGTACTCTTGCCATAGAAAAAGTTCCTACACCATCCATATTGGATGCTACAATAGGAACATATGATAATTCTTTACCACTGTTTCTAAATTTAAATTTTCTTAAAATGTCAACGTCACGTCTTGAATTTAATGTGGATCTTTTAGGTTGTAGCAATACGTCTGAATAATCTAAATGTATGTTATAATCAATTCTCATTAAAAAAGTCCTTTATGTTTACTGCTCTATCATCAACCCAAACATCATATACCGGTTTCTTCATATTGATTGAAGTGTGTTTTACTCCCCAATCGTTAAGTTGCTTGTTGGTAAGTTCTGTCCAGTCTATTCCAGAATTACCACCTCTTGCTGTCCAATAATGGAGTTCATGTCCTTCATCAAACAGTTTGTTCAACTTTGCAATCCGTTCCATATCGGGTTGACTTTGTTCGTAATTGCTATCTTTATTATAGCAAATTGTGTTATCGATGTCAACCATATACTTCATTACCAGTACCTCATTGCTATACCAAACCCAAGAATATTCATGCAAAGGAAATAACTAACCAACATTGTGGGCCAGACTAATTTTCTTCTGTAAAAAGTGAATATGGCTAATGCTGAACCTATTATGAAAAATGGATAGACAATACGCATATCGGGATCTGTGGCATTAAGTGCCAACGTCATACTTGCAACAATGTTTACAACTGTACTGATCATTTCCAACCAGAAGCATAACTTGTCTTGCTTGTATGACTCTTCGAAGTATCTGATTATTTTATTTGTCTTTGCCAACTGCGATAATCAAGTTTTCTAACGAATCAAAGTCGTCTGAATATTTGTGCCATTCACCTTTATGAGCAATCTTAATTGCTTTGTTAATCAGTGATGGTTTAACTTCTAATTCTTCGGCAACCGCTTTCACAGTGTCTTTCAAACCTGAACTTAAATCTTCAACTTCAGAAAGCACATTGGCTCCTTCGTCGATGATCCTTTTCAGTTTTGCTTGTTCTTCTGGACCGTATGTTCTTGCTGACATATTATTCTCCTTTGTATGAGTCTAGTGTTCTTTGAAATTTACCTGCGTGTGACTTCTCTGCTTTTGCTAGTGTTTCAAACCAATCAGCAATTTCTTCAAAGCCTTCGTCTCTAGCAGTTCTTGCCATACCAGGGTACATATCTGTGTACTCATGTGTTTCACCTTTGATTGCAGATTTAAGATTATCTTCTGTTTCACCCATCTTTTCACCTGTTGCTGGATCTCCAACTTCTTCTAGGTATTCTAGATGTCCGTGTGCGTGTCCTGTCTCACCTTCTGCTGTGCTTCTAAATACTGCGGCAACATCTGGTGCTCCTTCGATGTCTGCCTTTTGAGCAAAGTAAAGATATCTTCTGTTTGCTTGGCTTTCACCTGAGAATGCATCTTTTAAGTTTTGTGCTGTTTTACTTTCTTTTAGTTCCATCTTTTTCTCCTTTTATATATTACTATGGACTATGCCTGAGTAATCTCCATAATTTCCTGTTTTAAATTCTTGGTCTAGATACTCAATCATATTATCTGGCGTAGATTCAATGTATGGGTCATCATCTATACCTTCATTGTTTATGCCTGGCTCTTGCCACCATTTTTCTACAACGCCGTCATTTATAACTGCCATGTATCTCCAACTTCTATTTCCGAAGCCTAAATGATTTTTACCAATAAGCATACCCATAAATCTTGTAAAGTTTCCAGATCCATCTGGAATCATTTTTACGTTTTTTATATTCATTCTATCTGCCCATGCATTCATTACAAATGAATCATTCACTGACACACAATATATTTCATTAACACCCATACCTTTAATGTTATTGTATTCTTTTTCGAAACCTGGTAGTTGCTGACTTGAACACGTAGGAGTAAATGCTCCTGGTAAACTAAAAATTACTACTCTTTTATCTTTGAAATATGAATCAGTTGTTGCGTTATGCCATTCTCCACCAATTGCACAACCGTCGTCTGTTTCAACTGCATCGCCTGTTCTCACTCTGAATGTTACTTTTGGGATTTTGAATCCTTCTATCATAAAATACTTTACCTTTTTAAAAATTAATAATACTTATTGTACTTAATTCTTATGATAAAGTCAAGTCTATTTTTTGGCTGGGCTGTCTTTTTCTTCGTAGAAATAATCGTTTGAATCACCAAAAGTTACTGTGCTTTCGTTTTCACAGAAAAACTCTTTGGTACTAACTTGGAAGTCTGGTCTTTTTAGTTCTGATGCAGTCAATGATTGTTCGAACCAAAGCATTCTATTGTTTGGTTGTGCAAAGTATTGACCATTGATAAGTCTACCAAAATTGTGCTGTTTGTGTTCGCTTGGTACTTCTGAAACTCCAGTGTTCACAGAGTTTGCATCACCGTGGCAAGCATCTATTGTGAAAAGGTATTCGCCTTTCATTCTGCCACCACCCTTTAACATAATTTCTACATCACAATTTTTAAGCATGGATTTTGTCCACACTTGAATGTTGCTACTGAAACTATCCCAAAGTTCTAATGTGCTGAGTGGTAATTGTTCTTCTTCTTTGATGTCTTTACGCCATACAAATGCGGATAAAGGAAACTTGTCGAAACAAGCACCATACTCTGGAAGGTATGCTTCAAACATTAATGCTCTGCCTTGTACTGATTTGACAGCAAGAACTACTGCCTCAACGAATTCGCCATGGCCTCTCTCAAGGTCGTGTAAGTATTCTTTACGAACCCAACATTTTGTATATGGAATATTTGCAACAAAATTCAAGACACAACTCCCCTTCTATTAATATAGTGTATTTATTTAAAATTGTATCTTGTGGTGATTACACAGTCTTGTGACAGTTTCTGATTGACCATCCATAAAAGTTAACTTTGCTGGCAACTTTCATGTAGAACCTTGTGATGTCCTTTTTAACTGGCATTAAGTATGGTACGTTTCTCTGTCTATTTCTTTTGATCATTATTTTTGCTCTACTAGATTAATTAGATCTTGAACAGTCTGGACTTTGTCACCATCGTCCTCTGATATTTTTACACCTGTGGCTTTCTCTACCTGTATCACCAGTTCTACTGTGTCAAATGGATCTGCACCTAAATCATTCACTAGGTGTGCTTCTGGAGTTACCTTACTCTCCGCAACGTCTAGGTGTTCTGCTATAATTTTAATTACTGCTTTCATTATTTTTTCTTCTTTTTAGTGGCAACGTTGATTGCTTTGCCACGTCTATCTGGATTGGGATCTTTTCTTCTTT